GTTCCCAGTCGAAAGCATCGTAGAATCTCTCGTCATCTACTACTTCCATAAGTGTTACACCGTCAATGTCAGTTACACGGGTTTCAATGCCCATACCACCTTCGGCAATCTGGGTCATCTCAATCTTACGCGTAAATTCCTTTGACATTTCAAGCGCATCCATGATGTGAGATGATACATACATTACAAGAGCACCTTTAGCTTTATATCTCCTAAGCTTTCCGACAGCAAGAATGGCTTTGAGCTTTGTAAATACATTCTCTGCCGTATAGTCAGATTCATTTGTCTCGCTATGGTAAATAGCAGTGTTCTGTGCTGCATTTGCTACCTTAGAGAAGAATAATGCATCTGTCTCAGGAGCCACCTGTGTCTGCTCGAATACTCTTGATATGTTCTGAATGGATGCTGTCTGATTTGTCTCGTCAACATCTGCCTGGTCAATCATGAACTCAACATCTCTGTCATGAGTTACTGTATATGGATGGTCTGTCTGTGCATATTCGCCACTATTCCATCCGCCTGTTCTTTTGTGATTCTTATATCCGCTTACACTCATCTGGGTAAAGTGGAATGTTTTTGCATCCAGCCATCTTACATTGCTCGTCACAAATGGAGATGTCAATGTTTCCTGCATAAGGATTTCAAGGAGTTCAGGACTCCACTGTTCTGCATAATTTAATGCCATAATGTCACCTTTTTAACCTTTCATCTAATTATTGAATCTGTTCCATCTTTTCAGTGGAATATTTACATTGTTACCATTATTATTGTTATTGCCGCCCTGCTGCTGACCCGCACCTATCTGAAAACCTGTATTGTTTTCCTTTGCCGGCTTAAGTGCAGGTACATCTTTAAGAACCTGCTCAAGTGCAGTCTTGACATTGTCTTCTGATATCTTTCCGTCGTTATCCTTAATCTTGCTGAAATCAGCCATTTTAAGAACGTACGGAAGTGTTTTAGCATCAATGCCGAGCGTCATAGCTACCTTTGTAGCTGTAAGCTCAATACGAGCCTGTTCAGCAGCCTTCTGTGCTGCTGCTACTTCATTCTGGAGATTAGCATTGGCATTCTGTCGTTCACTTGCCTGCTGCTGTTTATTCTGCTTGAATGTAGCAATCGCCTGACTTATCTCATCTTCTGATAAGCCCTGCTGCTGAAAATAGCTCTTAAGTACTGCATTCTCTTTCTTGGCAGTTGCATTATCAAGCATCGACTGTATTTTGTCATAATCAATGCCGGCTGACTGCTGTCCGCCCTGCTGACCTGAATTCTGCTGTTGTCCTGCATTCTGCTGATTTTGCCCCGCCTGATCATGATTAGTGTTATTATTTCCCTCTCCGGCATTCTGGCTGCCGTTACCATCTCCACCCTCTGCGAATAACTGAAGATTAATATGTTTTTTCATGTTTTTCTCCTTTCCGTTTACCGCCCGTCGGCATTTTCCTAAAGTTTAGCGCCATTAAGTTTTGGGCATATAAAAAGACCATGATAAAAACATGGTCTGATTATCTGTGTTATTTTGTTGTACCGGTGCAACTTCGGACTATTCTACCATAATCCAATCTTCTGCAAGCATATCTGTCTGTGATGCAAGCCAAGGCACAAGTGTATCATCTACAGTCTTCATGATAATAAACTCCTGCATATCATTTATATCTTTTCCTGTAAATCTGCTATATATCTGACATCCTATTTTGGGTGATTTAAAAAGATACATGCCTTTGCCGTTCCAACCTCTTCTTGCTACTTTCTTACCTTTTTTCAGAGCTTCAATAGCAATTCCAAATGTCATATTATCGTATTCTCTATACGCTTCATCAAACTGTTTCTTAGGACACCAACTCTCATATCCATCAGGATATCTTATATGATAACCCTCGTCTGCCGGATTCTCGTCCTTTGGTATCTGCCATCCTCTGTAAGTGTTGTACTCACCTCTGTTCATCGGCTCTGCTTCCACTATCTTTGTTCCTATAAATTCCTTCATATTTTCATCCTTTCTTGTTGATTTTTTTTACATAATCGAATATAATATAGTTAAGATATCTTAATAAGGAATTGATACCTTGCCCCCTTTTGGGCGAGGCCATCAATTCCTTATTTTCTTTTATAAACACCTAATATTTTATAATCTTTTATCAATATAATTTTATTGATAAATTTAGTATGTGAAGACTTGTAAACATCTCCTATCTGCTTTTTTATTTCAGCTGATGATAGTGGGCAATTAGTTATATCTATAATAAAATTATCTGCTTGTCTATTCTTCTTTGAAACCATACCGTAGATAACATTTTTCCCACTTCCAGTAGGCTCTTTCAAATCAAATCTTTCATTTTGAATTAAATAATCCGCTGTAGATATGTTTTGTGGATATAAAACTCTTGGTAACATAGCAACTTCCACTCCTAACGATTTTCCAATAAATTCACCAACTTTTTTCTCTTTGTCTGAATAATCCATCAATACATGTTTTCCGTCTACATTGTATGTGTTACCATTTAATTCGAATGTATTAGCATCCCCTATTTTGTATTTCTTTATATCCGCATTGCTTAAACTTTGCTCAGTTATATCTTCGTATTCTATTTGCTCTTTACTTACTAACGCATTCTCCCACTGCTCCTTTCTCACTGCATACATCTTCTGATTATCTGCATCCAATGAATAAAGTGCCAGCCTCCCAAACCTTTCCGCCTGTCTATGTGCAAATGTTTTCTTCTGCTCCGCTTCATAGTCTTTTCTAACCTGTTCTTTTTCTTTATCTGTATAAGCCGCTCCTTTACTGCTGATACCAGGAAAATATGTAGTGTGGCTGTCTTTACATCTTGGATGATACAAACCTTTTTCTATAGCCGTGCTCATAAGCATGTATGGACCATCAGACTGCTTGCCGCCACTCCATACATCATCTATCAGCACTTTGCCCACAAACGGCAGACATTTCGGGCATGGATTTCCACGTTTATTCATTATCACTGTGGATATCCCCCATTTCTGCCTCATCTGTCCCTCTCCTTGAAGATATGCTCTCTTACTTGCTGTACGAATTGCCATATCTGCATAATCTGATAACGTGTGTCTTGCACCGTTGGCATACTCTATACAGTTATACCCCGCATTTACAAAATCCTTGGTTGCCATATCTACGGCTTTTTCATATGTACCTGCTCCTGTATTTGCATATACCTGAGCATTAAATATAACCTTGCGGTATCTGTCATTTGCCATTCGGAGTATTGCCGTCTCTGCCCTTTTCATATCGTTAGTGGTTGCTTCTATCAGTGCGTTCAGTTTCCTTTCGTTCACCCTGAAGAACTCTGCCGTGGCACCTTTTGGTGCTTTCCTTGCTTTGAATCCTCTTTTAATCGCAGAAAGTATAGCGGCTTCCTGTTTCATTTCTCCAGCAGCCTTTGCCATTCTTAACATGTCATCTATTCCGGAATTAATTTTCTTAAATTTATCTGAAAACTTTTTCTTGTTATTAACTCTGTAGCGCTCAAGCTCCTTAAGCTGTTCAATCTGCCATGCAGACCATCTGTAGCCCTCTTTGACTTCTTCTGCCTTATGTCTTTCAAAGTTCCTTATCATGCTTGCCATTAGTTCATCTTCAATTGCCTTGAATGCTTCTCCGATATCGTAATCAGCCATATCTATCCCTCATTCGAATGTACTTTAAATCCTTGTGACCTGTAGCTTCTTTTTAGGTTTTTTAACTGTGTTATGCTTTTACATTTAATGTTAAGCAGTTCAGCATAATCCTTTTTTTCTACAGCATATATACCAAAAGGGACCTGCTCGGATGCTATTCCAAGAAGTCCCTCATATTCTTTCCTACTCATTCCATATGTTCTGTTTGCTACTTTAACTTTCAACATTACCACCTACATTCCATTCTCGATAAACGTTTCTGCCTGTTCCTTTGGAACTCCTAAAGTCGCTGTCACTATATTTATTGCCTCTGTACGTGTCAGTTGTCCCGACTTAACCATTGCTATCATATTCATAAGTGAGCCTACCTGAGCACCGTTAAGTCGCCCCCCCTCGGCTGTCTGTGGTATCTCCTCAGGTATAATACCAGCTTCATCTCCTGCCATAGGTTCATCCATTTCAGTGATTCCCTGTTCAGCTTTAAGTCTCGCAACTTCTTCCTGCTTCCACTCGTCATCCTTAGTATCACCATACAGCTCCTCTATCGATGCCTCTACACTCATGATTCCGCCCGTCTTTGCCTTCGATATAGTTTCAACCTGACTTTCAAATGATGGGTTGGCATATTCCCCGAATGTAACGTCTATGTCTATATCCTCGATTGCTGTAAGATTATAAGTATCATATGCTTTGAATACAATGTCTACAAGCTTAGGCAATACCTTCTGTAACTGATTAACAATATTATTTCTACTGTATAGCGTTGCCTTTTCCTTTTCCCTCTGTGCCTCTGCATTATCAAGCTTCTTAACATCTATGCCTAGTGTAGATGGGCTCATAATGCCTTGTAAACAAAGGTCTAATGCAGTTATATATGTGGAAAGATAACTTTCATGCGGGATATTTCCCTGTATCAGCTCTATCTTATTTGCCACACCCTCTGTCATTGATGCATCTGTCTTTATATAGGCATTATCAAACGGATTTGGTGCTAATATTTCACCCGTATAAGGATTCCTTGGTAGCATGTTATCAGGAATGTACTCCTTGGTTCTATTCTTTCTCAACGCATCCATCCACTGCGACCATGCTTCATCAAGCGAATCGAAGGCATCTATCTTACTGTCGAATATGCTCTTGCCTCTACCGTCATACTTTGCTGATTTATAAAACGTAAGTGGGACAGCCATCATGAAACCGCCATCCCACTCAATATCATTCAGTCCTGCAAGTTCAGGTACCGTTTTTAAATCATATAGCTTGCCGCCTCTCGTAAGTTCGTACCTTATAAATCCTATTCCATAATGCTCAAGCAGTACATATTCCTGATTATTCTCATTGTATGCCGTCTTAAACACTATTTCCTTTACCCTGCCCCTATTACGGATAATATCAATCTTATCTCCGGGATAATACTCTATAATAGGCAATGCACTTAAGGTTGTATCAAATGATACCTTAAACACTCCATCACCTATATACAGCGTATCAGTAATAGCTCCCTTTACAAGTTCTATAAAATCATTCTCTTTTGCAATGCTGTCCCATTCATCCTGCCTGCTTCCCGCCTCAACCTCATTCATGTCTGCAACCACGATGCTTGCAAGCATATCTGCAATCAGTGACGGTATGCCCACATGTAGTTTACGAATTTCCATTCCTTTGGTACTTGATGCTGCCCAGAATCTTGTGCGGTCACCGTCTAACTGACTATATAGCTGTGCAAGCTCCTCGCTTTCACCTCTGTACCATATTCTGTTTTTTATGGCATTTCCCTCATAATCAAGCGTTTCACGTATATTAATTGTTGCATTCTGTGCCGGTTGAATTCTTAACCATGTTTTAATGCCTGTCCTTATCCTATCTGCCATAGTATCAAAAAACCTCATTTCCTCTCTCCAATCTTAGCTCTGTACGGAATCCATCCATACTGTGTGCTATTCACCATATGGTCGTTACTATCTTCCGGTTCCTGGTCCTTATCTTCTTTCCATGAATATGTATCCAGTTCCTTGATATAATTATTACATGTATCAACTATGTAATAATCAGGTTTCTTGCCTTTATCATCATCATAAGACATCCACCCAAGCTGCAACATAATTCTGTCGACTATCGTGACTTTCTTATATGCTCCATTAAATACATATAAACATTCAGGATGTGACCTCTTATATTTTGCAAGTTCCGTAATCGTTGCCTGATCAGCTGAATCTACAAATACATTTTTAGCTATACCGCCCCATTCTTTTCTGTTGCGTTCCAGGAAATCTATATAATTATTCACTGTATCAGATGGTGCTATTGGGACATCAAGAGCCGCATTGTTGTACACTTTTTCATCAAGTACCACGCATCTGCCTTTGTTCGTGATACCTATATAGCTCATGGCTATGGTATCCGGACTTTTACTTGAGTATGCTGTATCAAGCCCGCTTGTGAATATCTCATAATATTCTGACTTCTCCGCATCACCATCATCTCTTATAAATGACTGTGCCTGCTTCTTTGTGATTATGTGTTTCTTATGATTAAAATTACAAAAGACAAGGCCTGTAGCCTTGCCTCGTAATCCTAATATCTTATTCTTCCATAACTTTGTACCTTTCGGAGTGTTAAGCTTTATCTGCTCAATCTTCTCTTTAGGCAGTCCTGCATTATGTTCAAATGAAAAAAACCAATGTACATATCCCTGCTTTGGCTCTTCGCATAACATTTCATTTATCTCTGCCGGTGCATCAGCTACATATTCCGGAAGTGGCCTGCAACAGTTTATATATTCCCTGTATATCGGTAAGTCAGGTGCATCAGGATTAAGTGTCATCATAGTATAGTCAGCTCTCATAACAGCCTCACGCACAAAGTCTATGTCTGCTGTGTTCGCCTCATCTATATACAGACATCCATACTGTCCGCCTAATGCTTTTTGCCATTTCTTCTTATCACCATATCCCATCACATATATAACCTTATCTCCTAATGGAGCATGTAACAATATATGTGGTATCTTCTCGTCCTTAGTTCCGTTTCCGTTGTATTCTGTTAATATTCCAAAATCATCCACTATACCAAGGTCTTTATTAATAAAGTTCTTTTCTGCTGTTCCTATATCTTTTGCAGCTACAATATGGTATTTCTTCGGGGACTGTGCCACTTTAAGTATAAACTTAAATATCCCTACTGTAGTCTTACCTGCTGCGGTAGTACCCTCAAGCACTTCCATTGGTGCATCATATCTTA